TTAGCATGAGGATAACTCGTTTATTTGTCCAGTTTTCCTTCCCCAACCCCCTAACCCATGAAACCAACCCCCACCGATTTTCGCCGCTGGCAAATCCACATCCGCAAGGAGTGCGTGTCTTGCAGCAAGCCCGACCGCTCCGAAACTATTTCTCCGTGGAAGGTGAACTGGACCCTACTCGGTCGCATCCTCCAAGCCAAAAACGCATGAGGTACGGTTCCGTTTGTTCGGGCATTGAGGCCGCATCCGTTGCATGGCATCCGCTCGGATGGCAACCGCAATGGTTCTCCGAGATTGAGCATTTCCCAAGCGCAGTCCTAAAGCATCGTTTTCCCGATGTCCCCAACCTTGGGGATATGACCCAACTAAATTAAAACCAAGTTTTCAATGAACAACCAATTGACCTTCTCGTGGGAGGAACCCCATGTCAATCATTCTCCGTTGCAGGACTTCGCAAAGGTCTTGCTGACCCAAGAGGAAACCTCATGCTTACCTTTCTTTCAATCGCTGATAAACGCCGTCCCAAGTGGATTGTGTGGGAAAATGTCCCAGGCGTTTTGTCGTCCAACGGAGGAAAAGATTTTGGAACCTTCCTCGGGGCGTTGGGCGAACTCGGGTATGGGTTCGCCTACAGGGTTCTTGACGCTCAATTCTTCGGAGTCGCACAAAGACGCAGAAGAGTGTTTGTTGTCGGACACCTTGGAGATTGGCGCCCTGCCGCAGCGGTTTTATTTGAGTCAGAAAGCTTGCAGAGGGATTCTAAACCGAGCAGAGCGAAGAGGCAAGAAACTCCCACCGATGCTCAAGGAAGCGTTGGAACAACAGGCAACCCAAAAATAAGTAATGCGTTGTGTGCGCGTGACTACAAAGGTCCACGACCCGAAGCAGACCAGGGTGCGCCTGTAATCATTGAACAAGTCGCTCAACCCATTGCCGTACAAGGCAACTTAATTGGTAGAACCGAAGGTGGCCCACAGGGAATTGGGGTTAGTCAGGATGGAAGTATGTATACCTTGACTAAAACCGATGTTCACGGTGTCGCTCAACCGCAATACTTTGAGAGCCATCCGAACGATTCACGAGTTACTGGCCCACACGATGTGGGTAACACCGTGAGCGCAAGGTATGGAACGGGAGGCGGGAACACTCCGATTGTTTCTCAACCCATTGCCGTGGATACCTACAACTACACGACAAATGCAAATGTGAGCCAAACATTACGGTCGGAAAAAAGTGACACAGAACATATTGGGGCGATTTTGCATCCAATACCAGTACTCGCTGGAGAACATCCAAAAAAGGAGGTTACTATTGATGTATGCCCAACACTACCAGCCGCAATGGGAATGGGTGGAGGTCACACGCCATTAGTGCCTCATCCCATTGCCGTGGACTGCTTCAACCAAACCATCAATGAGAAGACATCGCAGACGATTGGTTCTTCGGCTTCGGATGTGAACCATTACGGGGCGGTGTTGGAGCCAAAAGCGGTTGACTTTAGGAATAGCAAGATTGATGGTGATGTAACAATGACTTTGCAAAGCAAACCAAACGGAGGCTATTCGGTAAACTATCAACCCGGAGTGTTGCAGACAATGGCTATCCGCAGATTGACCCCCGTTGAATGTGAAAAACTTCAGGGATTTCCCCCAAATTGGACGAAAATACCCTATCGCAACAAACCTGCCGACCAATGCCCCGATGGGCCAAGGTACAAGGCTTGCGGTAACTCAATGGCCGTGCCTGTGATGCGATGGATTGGAACAAGAATACAAATGATTGAAAACTACTTAAACCCCTAACCCTATGCCCTGGATAAGACCCCAAGACCAAATGCCCGAAGAAGGCATTCCCGTGCTGATTACCGATGTGGAAGGACTGCAAATCGTTGCTTGGTATGATGGGAGTATGTGGCACTCCGAAAACCACTCTTGGTTCACCCGTGAAGTGCTTTATTGGATGCCCATCCCCGAAATTGTATAAACCCAACACCCATGAACGAAATAGTAGAAAAATACGAGGCAAAATTGGAACGCCTTAATGAAGCCATCGAAGTAAAAAAAAGACTCCTTACTGAAGGAGATTTAATAATGTTGGCCCAATTAAAAGTCCTTTTAACCGAAGTCGTGACCGACCTGCGTGCAATCCGAGCCTTTTCAAAGTAAGCCATGACCCCAGCACTCATCCATCATCTCGTTGACACCACCGCAGCCATCTTCGGCATAACCCCCGACCAGGTGCGGTCCCCGTCACGGGAACGGCCCTGCGTAATCGCTCGGAACATCGTGGCCGACATCGCCTACAACGAGTACCTATTCACCTTCATGGCTATTGGGAAGGAATTGAACCGCCACTACTCCACGATAATCATCAACTTGGAATCCTTCCACAACGACTGCAAGGCCAAGCCTCAACTGCGATACCTACGGAGGCAAGTTTTCAACAACGCACAAGACTACTTGCAGACCGCTGAGGGGGCTTATATCACTGACAATCTGCAACTTCCGTCCACCGAATAGCCCGAAACCACGCACATCCCCAAGGGGTCGGCCTAACCGCTGACCCTTTTTTTTTGCAATCTTTGTGCATGCAGTCAGCCGACCAAGTTATCCTCGACCTTTACCGCACGGGCGAAATCCGCAAAGCCTGCCTCACCATCACGGGGGGCGACCCGCTTTGGCGAGATTTGGAACAGGAGTGCGTGCTGATTCTACTGGAGAAAGACCCCGCCAAGATTCTGCAAATCCAAGGGCAGGGGTATTTCAAGTTCTATGTGGTCCGCCTCCTGCTGAACCTGTACCGAGGCAAGAACAACCAATTTGCCCAAAAGTACCGCCACCACGATTTGCTGGAGGAACTGGACCCCGATTCGCCTATCCCCCAATCCGAGTACGATTCCCTCATGGACGACCTGTGGGCCATTGCCGAAGCCGAGATGGACACTTGGGCCAAGGATGGGGCGTTCCCGTATGACAAGGAACTGCTGCGCCTCCATCTGCGAACAGGGAACATGAAGAAGTTGTCCCGTGACACGGGCATCCCGTACCGCTCCATCATTTACTCAATCGACCAAGCCAAGGCCAAAATCAAGGCCGCCATTCAATCCCATGGACACGCTGATATTTCCCCTGCTGATTAGTTCGCTGACCGCCCTTGCTATTGCGGAATACCATGTCCTCCCGCAGGCTTGGTACAAGACCTGGTTCGCAAGGCACAAGCCATTCTCCTGCGTCACCTGCCTCACTTTTTGGGTGGCGGTGGCCCTGACCCTGCCCACCTGCGGATGGGTTCTCGCTCCTGTGTACGGCCTTGCCTCGGCGGGGTTGACGGTTGTCATCCTGCAACTGACCAGCCGATGACCCAAGACGAGTTCATTCTTGCAACCAAGCACCGCCATTACTGGGAGCAGTACCAAGCCGCCTTGTTCATGCGGCTTTCCCCCGAAGCGGTCCACGACTTGCAGACCATCCTCGTGGCCCACGGCAGGCCCAACACGAATTGGTGGTGCGCTGACTGCGTAAAATCGGCACTCCAATACATTTACCAAGAGGCGGACCAGTTCGCCCAAGCCAACCACCACACCGTTACCCATGCCCTCAACCAAAGCCCCCAATGATGAGGCCCAAGTCCAAGCCCGCATGGATTCGCTGATGATGGTCATCACGACCCTCTGCGACTGCATTGGAGCGGTAGACGATTCCAACTCGCCCAACGCCTTTGCGGTGAAGATGAAAATCGTGGACAAGATTGATTCGCTCATTGACAAAATAGAATACTGATGGCAGGCCGTCCCCCAATATGGAACACCCCCGAAGAACTATGGGAGGCGTTTGAAAAGTACAGGTACGAGAACAAGGCCAACCCGTACCGAGTGCAGGACTATGTCGGCAAGGATGGGTGCATGGTTTACAGGGATAAAGAGCGGCCTATAACCTTTCGGGGCTTTGAGGGATGGCTTGCGGAGAACGGGGTCTGCTTTGACCTTTCGGACTATAGGAAGGGCACATCGGAGATGCACAAAGAATTTTCCCCAATCATTACACGCATACGGGCCACCTGCGACAAGGATATGCTGGAGGGTGCAAGTTCGGGTGTTTACTCGGCTAACATCGCCTCCCGCCTTCTTGGCTTGGTAGACAAGCAGGAGAACACCGTCACCATCGAGCAGCCGCTTTTTGGGGATGGACTTTAAGTACACCACCGCCATCCGCAAGATTCGGGCGATGACCGCTCGGAAGAAGGTGATACAAGGCGGGACAAGTGCGAGCAAAACCTTCGGCATCCTTGCGGTGCTGATTGACCACGCTGCTCGGTTTCCTAAGTCGGAAATATCCGTGGTGTCCGAATCCGTCCCTCACCTACGACGGGGAGCGATCAAGGACTTTGCTAAGATCATGCAAT